CGCTCTTTCTGAGCGTCCTTTGGGACGAAAGTGATTCGATTGCCATCAACAACTTTGATGACCCTGGTCCAGAACAGCTTCATGTCTAACGGCATTTGCTTCTGTATTCCGAAGCGTGACCGGTAGGCATTTTGGAGCGCTCCGAACCAACGCGGATCAGTCTCAATGGCGAACCTTCCATACCTGAACGCATCGATTGTACAGGAATAGGGCCACTCACCATACTTAAAGTATGAACAAGTGTTACCTTTCTTCGTGCCAATTGTAGCGCCAGGTCCATGTCTCGATCTGTCCAACAAGGACTTAGACCCTGGTAATCTGGGTCCAAGCAGTTTAGCCAAAAATACTCGGGCGTAATGTAATATGTTCACGCCCCAGTCAGTTTCTGGCTGACGTAGACCCATATAACCTTCCTGGTTATATGTCTTGCATGATAGCTCAGCTGCGAAGAAAATCCCCGTAGCCCGCTCCACGCGGGTGGCCTTATCAGTAGGAAACTGAAACTTTTTGATCAAACTGGCGAGTATATACTTACACCTCATTTCTGGGACATAAGTATCAATGGGAGCTGTACACTGTAAGCCCCATTCCTCGGCTAATGCTAAGTATGCGGTAAGATCGCGTTTTCTCACGATCGCTGCCATACGTTCGGCATCAGCAGTACTGAGGTACTCCGATAGATCATCAACAAGCAGACCTAAAACGACCCAGGGGTATTTGTCTGGGAGGTTTGTGCGAAATACATTGCGTAAATCGCGTTTCCTGGATTTGGTTCTATTTTTCATAGCCCCTCCAATGATCAGTTAGTAGTTGGTTCTTTTGCTTTTCCACGTTTACCAAAGTGGGCGAGCCTCTTAACGCTTATGATTGCTCTAACTACCGCAAAAACAAATTTTGGTAGAAAGAGCAAAATAATCGTGGACCAGGTCAACCATTCAAGGTTTTCCCGAGCCATGACTATATCATAAGTTGGTTCATGAGAAGAACCATAACCGTGTCATTGTCCAGCAGGGCAATAGGCCTCTGTCGTGCGATCATCTGATCGGCAACAGAAACCCCCACCGGAACTGAAAACGACACCTCAGTGATAATGGGTGAAGTCAACGATGCAACACCGTCGACCCCATCTACCAATTTATCAGTGCTGAACTTAAAGGACATTTTTGCAGTGCCTTTAAAGTTCCCCGAAGCCTTCGGGAAGGTGCGATAGAACGTCAGTGTGTCTCTAGCCGTCAACTGGTGATTTGCTCCAGTGTAAACGGACCGATTTTGATACTCTTCGAATCGGTTGAACACATGATCTGTCGTACTATCGGTATTCAGTTCATCAACCGCCAATGTTAAGACATTGTCTAGCATGGATGTACTCCTTGTACCTTGAGTCATCTACGGCGACCAAAAATGAATTGTCGCAACATAATGACTAAGTCTGTGAGCTTTAACATATTAAGCCTAATTTTAAACTCAGGCGTAATAGGTCTGCTCGGGTTAGGGACACGCTCACGAGTTCTTACTGTCTGACTCATGCGGTGCGTACCTTGGGTGAACTCCCACCGGACTAGTTCTTTTCCGGGGTTAGGACTCCCACTGTACGTGCACCACGCATCCGTCCAACGTTTCATCGAGTACTTT